CTGATTTGACTCAGTCTCTGCATCAAGAGATTGTCTCCGGCTTTTTTATCACCGGCTTTGGCTTGTTCACGAAGTTTGTTTATGCCTTCAGATTGGTCACGTGTTGATTGGCTTGATCCTTTGCGACTGGTCAATGCGGCAATTGAACTGCCTGCTGACCTGGTTGTGGGCTTGCCGCGGTATTTTAATCCGTCTCTTACAAGAGCCAACAAGTTTTCATCACTTGAAATCAAATCAATATTTGCAACTCCAGGAATAATCTCGCCATGTGCATCCGGCCATATCTTAGCAACCTTATCGCGTAGTTCTTTAAAGACATATTCGTTTTTCAACTCCTTGTCTGTAAAGTTTTTGCGATTGTAATCTAAGCGTTCTGTCACTTGCTGCTGACGAATTTGTCTAAACTGATCCACTGCCGGTCTCAACTCACCAATAACTTGTTGTTGCTGTCGAATGTATTGCTCATTCTGTTGCATTGAAGCAGTGATCCGGGCACGTTGTCCTGGGTCTTGCGTTCTGGCAAGTTGTTGCTGGAAAGTTGTCTGGTAGTTTTGCGTTTTAACAATCTCATCATAGGCTGATTGTAACTTGGGCTGAACCGTAAACTCCATGGCCAGTGTTAGTCCTTCTTGCTGTGCTCGATTTTCCTTTAGGTATTCATCAAACTCAGCACGTTCAACCTTTAACTGGCGTGCTTCTTCGTGTATTGCTCCACCTTGACCCAATATTGATGCGGCTTTCTTAGCGTCGATAACAATTTCTTTGCCGTTCTTCATAAATTTGAATTTGGCGTTGGGGTTTGAATCTGCAAACTCCACGAAATCAATTAATTCATCTGCTGAAGAATTATTACTGTCAGGGCTTACCTCTTCAGGGGCGTCTGCTTCATAATTGTCGCTGTCAAAATCAGTGTCGCTGGCATCAGCAACTTCTGGCTCTACACTCTCGTGGGCCACAGGCTCTGCAGATTCCTCCGCTGTTCCTGTTGCAGTCTGCTCGGTTGCACGGATCTGGTTACGTTCGGTCTGTTGACGCATAACGGCCATCTTTTCGGCAATTGAGTCCAGGCTAGGGACTGCTGGGTTGACATTGGCCGCAGTGCCGACTGAATCGGTGCTGTTAGGCGTGATCGTTGTGTTCATTTTGTTCCTTTTAAAGCCGGGGGCAATACCTTACCGGCGTGTGATATTTAGTCATTGCAACTAAAAAGGTGGATTATTGATTTTGTTTAGGAGCGGCTTCCCATTCCAAGATTCTGTTGCGCATGATCACTGCACGTTGCAGACTGGCAATGAATGCATCCATGCCGCTTAGTTGATTGGCCACTGCCACACGTCGGCTGTTGTCGTCGGGTGTGTGTGCTGTGATAGTGATCAGGCTGTCGGCCAGTTCAAACTTAAAATGATGCACAAACAGGGCCAGGTCACGATTCTTCAGCAGGGCTTCTGCATCTGAACCATAGGCCTTGGCCCGGTCTCGTTGTGCAGGTGAGAACTTTTTGTAGTTGTTAAAATCCACTGTGACACGGCTGTTAAAGGCTGCCACTACATCTTCATCAATCATTTCTGTTCCTTATAAAATCTATTACGAGTATACTTTGGGATCTCCTGCTGCCATACTCATAAAATCCAATTGGCTTTCTGCATCAGATCCTGCAACTTCTGCTTCGATCTGCTTGGCACGCACATCTGCCAGGTTAGCATCGGCCAGGCGTTTCTTATCTTCTGGACTGGGTTCACGATTCTTGGCAGCTTCTTGTCCTGCTGTGATCATGGCCACAACTTCTTCATCGCTTGGCAAATATGTATCGCAGTCTTTGACACCCAGTTGATATAAGGTATCAGCAAAGGGCTTTTTGACTTTCTTAAACATTTCAGGAGTCAGTGTGCCAGAACCAACCATGGCCTGCACAGTAGAATATAAATCTTGCTGACACTTCTGTATGATCTGTGTGCGGGCCAGGGCGTTTTCTTCACTCATCATGCCCAAGGCCAGTTCAATGTGAACCTGTTTGCGATCACAGAAGTTCATGTCGTCCCAGGCCAGGTAATCTAAAAACACAGGCTGCTTGTCGGGGTGGCATGACGCTGCCAATTTCTTAACGCCATAGTCATCACCGTATTGAATCAAAGTGCGCCACGTGAGCCATAAGGCTTCTTTCAGTCCTTCTGCACAGTTACGCACTGTGTTGTCCTGTATAATTTGATTTGGCGTCAAAGCCATTTGTAATTTGATGCCGGAATTGCCGGGTGCCATAACTTCTGGGTTGAACACATCAGCCGGCTGGGTCATACCAATCATGGCCATGGTGTCTTGTTGGATACGTTGCATGGCCACTTCCAAGAACTGCAGGTTGCCTGATGGTGGTGGCACTTGATACACGTCTGTGGCTGGATTAAACTTGCTATCTAGAATAAAAATGGCAGCTTCTCCATCCTGTAGCATTTCAAAATCCAGTCTGTCGGGTTTGACACCCAATCTTGGCGTTGCTGTCAGCAGGCCCAACTGTATCTCTGCTCTTGCGGCAGATGTTGCATACTCTTGCATAGGAATAACTGACTCGGCGATGCTCATGCCGTAGAAGTTGCCTGGAAGGGGTTTGGGGCACATGTTGGCCACCGGAATAAATTCTACTTCTCTTGCACTAATGATGTATGATCCTGAATAGATCAGTTCTACCAGTTCCAGTTCACCATCACCATCGATATCATACTTGTTCCAAACTGTGACAATTGAAACTTGGCGACTATCAGGATCTGCGGAGGCAGCCGAAGAGACAGGAATACCCATGACCGGAACAGAGTCACGTGCGTGGATGGCCAAGTTGTTCAGCACTGATCCGGCTTGATACGCACCGTTCATATTGTATTCGGCAAAGCGTTCAAACTCATCCAGCACAATGCCTGGATACAGTTCCATGGCTTCTTGAATGGTCATTGGATCGTAGTAGCCGCAGAAGGGTTGGTCACGCATTTCGGGCACAGTGGGATCACAGATCCAGTAGTGCTGTGCGATTGGGTGAAACTTGATGTTGATGTTGTAGCCAGTGAGTTTGTATTTGGCAGTGTAAACAGTGTTTCTTGCTATGGCAGCGTTTAATATTTCTTCTTCGCTTTCGGCTTCACCTAGACGCTGTTCTTGTTGCTCTGTGCTGAAACTTTCTGCTGCTTCATTTTCTTCTTCCGCTGCTTCTTCAGTAAGACCTGCAATCATTGCCGTGACACGACCTTCTGCTTGACCTTGGCGATGCTCACCCAGCAGTTGTTGTAACTCTGCCAGCACCTGTTCCATTTTTACAGATGTTCTACGTTTGCTTTGACGCAGTGTGGATAGGCCCGAGTCTGCTGCCTGCTGTTCAAATGCACGTAGTTCATCTAGTGTGCCGGCGGTTTCCACATAGCGTGTGATGGGTTCACGCACCGGCTTGATCATCATCATGCCATTCTTGTGCATGGCAGCATCCATCACCCAACGTTCCATTATGAAGTGTGGCTCGTTCATTTGGTTCACTACTTTTGAGACCATTTCACTGGCCTGACGTGCAGACACTTCATCATCCTCACCATCTGGCACAAACTCAAAGTTCACTTCTGAATTGGGAATTAGACCCTTGGTGATCACCGCAGTGGCATAGTCCACAGCAGGCTTCACAGCAGGATGGATATAGTCAATGCCGTTTACAGGTGCTGTGGAGTCTGTCACTGCCAGCACCAAGTAGTGGTAATCACTGGCTCTGTTAACAGCGTTCTTTGTGCCAAGATAGCGTAGGTAGGATGCCATTTTGACATCCATTTGATTCTTCATGCGCACAAACGTGGCATTTTGTTTTTTGTTTTGATTGATCTTGTCAACAGGTATATTCTTAATGTCCAGCATTGGGCTTTCCTTTGGATCGAGTATTTAGCGGCATCAGTAAAACTGGGTATTAGTCCGGCAAGATGATCATGGGATAGCCGGCTTCGGCTGCTGCCCAACAGGCACTACAGGGTTCATCAAAGTCCGGGTTCAACGGGAATATTTCCAGTTTGACACCATTGCCATCTGCCAGTTCTATTAGTGCAAACGTGTGCTTGTGACACAGCAACATGGCACGTCCGGCCATATGCACTTCACATTCGGCCACTGGCACTGTGATTTCTTCACTCATGGAGTTCTTCCTTCCCACTTCAATACAAAGTGTGTTTTGTCTGCACAGGGTTCGGGCCAGATGTGATCTGCAAACTGCTCTACTGTGCAGGGTCTACCTGCAAACACCCACACAGGTGGATACAACTGCACATTTGCAGTGGCTTTTTTACCTGCTGCGGTAACGCCGGCAGGATACTGATTGGTCATTTCTGCAAAGTTCATATTAAGCGTCCGGTGAGTAACTGCGTTTCCACGCAGGTTTAGTTGACTCGTCACGTCGCACGTATCTATCTCGCTGTGCGGCCATACGCTGCTGTGGTGTGCGATTGTCCCAGGGTTCAGCAAATCCGTTCAGCACACCCAGGATGGCATATCTTGCACTATCAATACAGTCATCTGGGTCACTAAAGCGACCTTGTCCATCCACAAAGTAATTACGTGCTTCGTTGAGAAAGCCGGTGCAGTTTTCGTTGACCATTAGGCTGCCCACTTCCAACATCTGTCGCATTTGGTTTATGCCATAACTCTTGTGGTTGGTTACACGGCCTTCTGAGTCGGGTGGATTCATAATGGGTTTAGGCAACACGTTGAGTTCATACTGTTCAAACAGTTCTCTTATGCTTGATGCACTCATTGTATACCGACCCGGCGTTGATGCATCAGGTGGCAGCACAATGGGTGTGCCAAACACTTCGGGACGTAAGAGATGATTGATATACTGTGTGGGCACTGCTTCTTCCACACCCTGCACTGCAATCTGTTTGTGCAGCCAGGCCATGCGTTCATATGGATCCCAGTAAAGTAGGGTTATAACTGTTCGGTCATTGACCAAGCCCAGGTCCAAGGCAATGATGCGTTGTATGTTGGGCATTGATCTGAAGTCAAACTCACTTGGCTTGTAGGTTGGCCAGTCACGTATTGAGAACACAGCGCCTTTGCCCTGTATGGGCTTGCCCTGCATACGTGCTTCACGTTCGTGTGGCAGGTAGTCACGACTCAGTTGATCTCTTGTGCTTTGCAACAGGAATGGTTCACCCCAGGGATCATATTCGGGCACGTCGTCCCAACTCACTCGAATGTAGTCGTAGCCCTGTTCTCGATTCCAGAACTTTGATACCAAGCCGTTAAGACCTTTGAGTGGTGTAAAACTACACATGACCATGCCTTGTGTGGTGGCAGTTCTGGTTACGATCTCAGAGAAAAAATCATCTGGCGGTTGTTCATCAAACACTGCCAGGTTAAGTTTAAATCCTTGAAGCTGTCGAACTTCTTGGGTGTAGTTGGCAAATAGCAGATAACTTTTGCCGCCTGAGGTGTGTAGTATCTCAACGCCAATGCAGTTGGCACCATCTGATCGCATAGTATCAGCCACAATAGCGGCACGAGGAATGGCACCAGTGCCCAGCGAGTCACGCAGTTTGACATCGGGTGTTCCTAACAGTTCATTTTGTAGCACCAGAGCAACTTGGCTCCAGCCTTCACCGGCAACCATGGCAGTGATGGGACGATCGAAACGCCGACCCTGCCACCAGTCGGGATACAGACCGGTAAGGTGCATGGCAGTTTCATAACAGGTTGAAACTGTTTTACCAATTCGGTTCGCAGCCAAGATACCTCTACGGTCTGTAGTTGTGACAAAGAAACTCTTTTGGTGATCAAATGGTCTAAAGTATTTTAACTGATTGTATTGCATATCATCTGCAATACCAATCACCAGATCTTCCAACAGCAGTTGTGTGTCACGATTCAATGTGCTCCAGGCAGCAGGATCAATGTGATGTGTGTCCATGGCACTGCGCAGAGCACGACGCATTAACAGTGCAGTGTCGATCATTGTTCAGGATCAATAGGCCAGTCTCTGCGTATTTCATTCAAACAACGCAGGGCCTGTGCTAGTGCAAACAGTTCATCTGGTTCAGCAGGCCAAGTGGCAGGACGGGACAGATCAATGGTGTCGGGCTTGTTCAAACACCATTGCAGGCGTTCCGAAATCAAGCGCATGTGATGTTCTACCTGTCCGGGAAAGCGTTGTGTAAATGCTTCGCGATTCACAGCATTGACCTTCTGCATGATCTTGGTGTCATCTGCACGTCGTGCTTCCACTGCGTTGTGTATCATGCCATCGCGTAGAGTGTGGTTCTGAGTGACCATGTTATTCTCCAATGTCCCAAGGATTCACAGCGGCCTTTTGATCCAACTGCACAAAGTCTCGGTCCACATACTTGATCCACTGATTGGTGTTGTTGTAACGGAAGGTCTGCATCATGGCTTTCAAACGTCGGCCAATGGGAGTGAATGATCCATCCGGACGTTGCACAATCTGTTCGCCTGTTCTGGGGTCAACCCAACGAATGATCTCTGGACGAACCTTGCCCCACTTGTCAATCTTCTCACCGTAGGGACGTGGTTCGATAGGACCAATCACTTCATAGGTGATTAAGCCGTTTTTATACTTTTTAAATGTGCAGTGCATCTTGCGACCCTGTGCATGATACTCTGCATCCGAGTGTGGCACAAACGCAGTGAAGAATTCATTCTGCAGTTGACTACGATCAGGGATGGAGGGGTCACGTGGTGGCAGGGCCTTGATTGGCTCTTCTGGCACTAGATCTGTTTTCTCTAGATAGGGATTGTCCTTGCCCACATAACGCTGTTCCACCACAACACCATTTAGTGTGTCCATGGCAATTTGATATTTCAACTTGTTGGCACGACCTTTGAGGTTCAGCACAATACCTGTTTCGTCATACACAAAACGTTCTAGATCTCGAGCAGTGGGAAAGTCTGTCATGAGTCCTTCCAGATCAAAGTCGCGTGTGACAATTTCTGGCTCGGGCCGCTTTGCTGTCCGGGTGGGTTTTACTGCGGTGGGTTCTACTGCGTCGTCCCAGATGTTTTCTCCAGGAGAGGTTTGATTTCGGTTTGACATGTCTTTTCCTTTCAATCTAAATCAATTAAGGTGTAGCCGGGGTTTTCGGGAAGAAAGATCCAGGATGGCGGTCCTGTTGCACACCACCGGCTACCCTGGTGCACGATTTATTTATGACTGTTTACTTGCGGCGTGCGGCAACTGTTTGTGGTGCCACTGTTCGTGGTGCCACTGTTCGTGGTGCCACTGTTCGTGGTGCAACAACGGGTGCTACAGGACCCGGCACTGCTTGAGGATTGGCTCGAGCACCATTCTGCCCCAGTTCATAGCCTGGTAACAGATAGTTGTATGGATTGTTTGGATTATAGGTGGCAGGATTCTTTACAGGATTGCCAAACTCATCCAGTGTCAATGCCTGTCGGACAGGTTCTGAGTTAAGGGGTCGTGCTGTTGCTCCTGCTGCCAATTTGGGCGCAAAACCCGCCTGGTTAAAAACATTACTGGCTTGCCATGGCAATCCGCCAAATGTTGCTATGTATTGGTCAGTAGGCCAGCCCTGGGTAGAATAATACCAAGCATCCGCCGGGTTACTAGCAGGAGCAGCCGCTTGGCGAGCCGCTGGTGGCATGATTGGCTGGGCCTGCTTGCCGGTAGAGAAACTCATGATTAGTAGCCTGAACTGGCGCCTAATGCACCCCGGCGTGCGGCAGCGGATTTAGATTGTTTACCTGCGTTGCCTTTGGTAGGACCACGGCCAACGTTTACCTTGGCTTTGAGTGGTTCCACTGCAGGATCTCTTACTGAACGCATGAGTTCACCACGCCGTGCCACTGCATCTGTGACCATGTCAGCCAGGGCTGATTTCTCAGAACCTGTCTTAGACTTCTCACTCATGAAGTCCGCCCGTTTAGAACCTGTGTTCTCATTGCCTGTGGTTGGACCGCGTGACTGATTGATTGTTTTAGCGTTGGGGTTTTTAGTTGATATTCTCATTATAAGACTCCTGGAGTTATGTATACATTGCCTGCGGGGCTGAGGCCCGCAGCACTGATGTAGAATGTGGTGGCAGCATTGGGTGCTTGTGGAATGGCAATCATGGCATAACTGTAAGGAGCAATCACGCAGCCAATGCCGTTGTCACCAGAGTCGGGAACTTTTGCGTTGGTATCGTTCTGATTGAAACTCACGTTCACTGCCACAACATTGCCCACGTCGGTATTCACACAGTAAAGCACATTGGGGCAACCGGCTGAGCCCATGTTCACTGTGACTGCGGTGTCGGTTGAGTCGTCTGCGTAAGGCACAATGACTGAAGGACCGATAGGAGAGAATGGAACCATGATTGTTGATCCTTAGTATTGGCTCTTAGGGCCGTAGTTGAAGTTGCTGTTGCCAGCGTCGGTAGCAGGCTTCTTGCCTTTTGATACACCACCATAATTGGGTCCACCGCTTTGACCAATGCGAATGGCATCTGGATCACCTCGGTAGTTCTGCGTTGCTTTAGGATCCCAAGCACGTGTGCCACCCGGTGTGCGAACCTGGCTGCCACGGTTGATTGAATCACGCACTGAACCTTGAGCAGGTAACTTAGGCACAGCAGTGGTAGGAGCCGCACGGAACGAGTCCTGTGTGACTGAGGCACTGGCACCAGATCTGCTGGGAGCACCCGAGCCTGTGTTGCCCACTGTGGGACCACGGCCTTTGTTGACCAAACGACCATCGTTCATATAGCCTGTGAATTTATTCACCTGCACACCACCGCGAGCACGGGGATTGGTTTCTTGGCCAGCACCGTCAAAGCCTAGGCCCTTGTCCGTCTGTGTTGTTGAATTTGGTTTCATTTTTGTTTTCCTTTTGACTTCGAAGTCTTT